GCTCAGGTCGAAACAGATGCGAGCATCCGCGGTGACATTGCCGTTGAAGAAGATTACTTTTTGATTGTCCATGCCGCTGCCGCTGTAGGACACCGGCGTCAGCACAGCGTTCGGTGCAGCGTCTACGCGCGGCGCTGGCACAAGCATTAGACTGCCAATAAGCGCAATCAGCGCGACGGCGATGACAGAGATGGTTAAATGGCTTTTCACGTTAGATTCCTTTTCTAAATTAGGAATCAAGGATTAGGAATCAAGCCGCCGCAGGGACTTGATTGTCACACCACGACCCCGAAGGTTCTGCGGACGCCTGATTCCTAATTCCTGATTCCGTATTCCTGCTAGATTCCGTATTCCTGCTAGCTCACAACGACGTGGGCAACCTTTTGCACAACCGGCACTTCGGTGCCGTTGAACTCTTCGGTGTACCACTGGTCCGCCGCCACCAATTTCCCATTGCTGAACGACGGGAACGGTCCCTTGAGCGCCATCGCCTGATACACCCGGTGCATAACCAACTCGCGGTTGGGGGTTAAGATGTACTTATCGCTCATTTCCGGCGTGGCGAAGATTGGCAGGCCCTTGATGCTGCCGGCGAAGCCCGCGGCGTTGAGCGTTGCGTTGTCAAAGCCCAAGCGGGTGAAGCCGTCCCAGTTGCTCAGCCGGTCGGCGTTGGTCTGGCTCATCAGGATGCTGGTCGGCACATAGAAGCGGTTGTAGACCTTGGTCTTGGCGACGCCCACTTTTTCGACCAGTTCGGCAATGGGGTCGCTGCCACTGGCCCAGGTGCCACCGCTGTTGTTGACCTGTTGCAGGCTGGCCGCAATGGCGCGGTAGATGACGCCGCGGTCAATGATGCGCCGGATCTCCCGAATCAGGTTGGAGAGCGTGCGGCCTACGGCATCATAGCCCAGTTGGCTGCGGCTAAAGACCACGGCCTCATTGGTGATCTGGATAGCCAGGCGGTCCGCCGCAATCTCCATCGTCATATAAGACAACTGGGTCTTGGCCCGCTCGATTTCGGTGTTTTCGCCCTTGCGGATGGCGTCATAGGTGTAGTCAATCTTGAGCGATTGGCTGTCCGTCGTCGCGCCGGCAGCCAAGGTCATGAGCGCGCCGGTTACATAATTGATCACGTAGTCTACGCCCTCTTCGTAGGTCGTGGAGCCACCGCTGTCGGTCAGCACGACGGTGCCGGGCTGCAAGCGGGCGTGGGCCAACGCGACCCAAGCCCCGTGGTCGCCCATGACGACCTCATCGGTGACGCTGGCGCTACTGCCGGATTCGCCGGTGTAGATCTCGAAGTACAGCCGTTCCGGGCTGGCGCTCGCCACGCCAAAGTCAAAGACGTTGGCGGCGATCAGTTCGGGGAACGCCTGTTCGATGATCGTGCGGCTGACCGTGTACGGCAGATTCAGGTCCGTGGTTGTCTCGGCTTCTTGGAAGAGCTTCGCCTCGGCCAGCATTTGTTGGCGGTAGTTCAGGTCAAAGCGTTCGAGCACCAGGCGGGCGTAAATCTCCGCCTTGGTTTCCGCCTTGCGCAAGTCACGCCGCTTGCCGTTCCCGCTGCGCACCAAGGACTCATTGAGTTCCCAAGCGCTGCGCGTGTATTCCGGTTGGCCGGTCTCACGCTCGAACACCGGCCCCATGACCTGCACGCCCTTGCCCATACCGGCCAGGCGGGTGGCCGCCAGAATGGTGTCCCACTCTTTGACGCGGCTCTCGACAATCGGCTGCACCGCGTCCACGGTGGCCGGCTTGGCCTCGCGCACGGTTTCAATAAACTTCTTGTTGAGCTGTTCACCGTAGGGCAGATTCTTGCACGCCTCGTCAATCGCCTTGTCAATGGCGGCCTGGCGCTGCGTTTCTTCAAATGCCTGCGCCTTCTCCTGCATCTCCCTTAGCCCCGCGTCAAGCCGGGCGGCATTGATGCCCAGTGCGCCAGCGATTTGGCGGCGGTCGGTCAGGCCCAACTCACCGGTCAGACTCTCCGTCAGGTCCGGGTTTTCTTTCAAGAAGGCCGCCAACTTCTTAGGGTCTGCCTTCAACTCTTTCAATAGCTCTTCCAGATTCATGGGTTTCTTCCCTTCCTCTTGTTTGCTCTCTGTTACTTGCCCGTTCGGATCGGATGGTTGCGCCACCAGATCGAACCCCTTGATCGTCAAATCAGTCACTTGCTGGATGGTTTGCCCAGATTCGGTGATCAGGCTCCAATCCCCATATCCGCGCATGGAGACGCCGATTGGCACGCCATGCTCAATCAAGACCGAGATGTCCTTGCCCTTACCGGTCGGGAGGATGACGCCTTCCAGGAGCACCTTGCCAGCGCTGTCCAGGGATGCCGCCTCCCACTTCACCACGGTTTCCAGCAAGTTGGGTCGCCCGCCCTTGTCTGTCGGATGCTCTACTTCACCAGTGGCGATAAAGCGCCCCTGGCCGTTCGATTCGTGTAAATGCCCGTTGAGCTTGGCCACGGCGTTGGCCACGACCGCACGCGGGTAGCGGCGGGCATTGCCGTTGACCACGTCCGCCGTGATGCCGATGGCCTTGACCTTGCGGGCGCCGGACGCCGCTTCCGTCAGCGTCATCACCTGCTCAATGGTTTCGGTGAAGGTCCGGCCGGCCTTCTTGCTCTCAGTCATGGGCGCTGGCTCAAAGAGCTGCACCTGCTTGACCTCCATGAATTTGCCGAACACGATGCCGCCGGCGTCGCTTTGGCTGTACGCGATTTCCCAGGCGTGCCATTCTGCGCCGTCCATCTTCTCGACCCAGGCGGTGGCAATTACGCGGTCACTAAAAGTCCAGCGCACGCACATGTCATTCGCGGGCCGGTCGGACCAGGTGTTCAGCGCCGCCTCAATCTGCTGCTTCAGCCCCTCATAGCTCTGGTCGCTGCGTACGGCCTCATTGAGTCCAAAGTAGCGCAAGACGGCCGCTAAAAATTCCGCTTCTGTTTTCATGTTTCCCTCAATTCAAACGCAGCGCCGCTGCCTGTGCGCCTTGACTCTGACTGAGCCACAATTCCAGGCTGTCCGCCAGGCTCAGTGTCCACGGGAACGGCTCGGTCGGGCGCTGTGTCCCAAGCCAATCCCGGTAATCGTCCAAGAAACCATTCTCGCCTTTGAGCCAACCCTTGACCTGCTGGGCGAACTGGCTACTGCCCAGCACCACGTTCTCGTAGTAGCACATACAGTTTGGGTGCAGCGGCAGGATCGCCTGGTCCTTCGGATACGGTCCGCCTGCCGCATACTCGTCACAAATGTCAACCTTCGGATGCCCTGGCGACAAGCGCACCTTGCGTCCGGTTACCCACGGTGAATGAATCGCAATCTCCGTTGTTATGGCATGGTTGGCGTTCTGCAATTCCGTTCGCGCCAAGCGGAGCGCCTTGTAAGCGATCCCCTGCCCGCGGTCCTCTGGCCCCCGCAGCAGCCCGTTTGCGTCGGCGGCCCGTTCGCTGGGTGTCATGCCGTACAGGCGCTGCTGCGTCCAGCGGGGCAAATCCTGCTCAGCCCCTAGCAATCCTTCCAGCCGGTCGGCCAAATCCGCGGCGCTGGTCCGTTCCGCATACGCCGTCGCCAGCGTGTTGCGGATGGCCGTCAGGCCGCCGTTCTCCAGTTGCCAGATGCGCTGGCTGAGTTGCAGCCCGTCGCCATACACCCGCTGCTGCGCAGCCATAAGCGCCCGCTGCCGGCGCTGCTGCCAGAGATTGATGATTGTCCCGACCTCATCAGCCGTCTGCTCCTCGGTGAGCGTCTGCGTCACGCCGGCCATAAAGGCATTGTGCTGGACGACCAAGCTGCCAAACGGTAAGCTAGCCGCCTGCTCTCTGGCCGCCGTGAGCAGGGCGGACCAGCCTTGCACAAACGCCCGATACCGGCTCTCGACTTGCCCCATTGCGCCCAGCAGGGTATGTCCGCTAACCACGCCTTCGGTGTCGGTGTTGCTCCGCACCAGCCCCACGAGCCAGGCTTGAAACGGATAAAGCTGCTGGTGCGTCTCGCCCATCACGCGCAAGGTCAGGCGCATCAGCGCTGCATGGTTGAGCCGATCCACGTCAGCCGGGCGGAGGTCACTCAGTGCCATTTGACCCATACTCGGCAGGGAAAAGGCGGCGAACGATTCTCGCCATCATGATCCGCTGGCACTCATGAATAGAGCGCCGAAAGTCAGCTACATCATCTGGCCTTGAATCCTCCAACTGAACAAAATGATTCCAGGCGATCACCAGGTGATTCACGATCCTTTCTTCGTTCGCGTCCAGCCCAGTCAAATTATTGATTTGCGCCATTGCTGCCCGCTCCCCGGTCCGGCGTGGCGTTGGCCGCCACCCTGGCCACCTGGTCCGCCATCTGCTGCTGGATGGCTTCAATCTCGGCATCGGCATCAAAGTTAGGGATAAAGAGCGACAACAGGCGGATCACCGTCTCGTCGCGCAAGCCCAACGCCTTGAGCTTCAGCGCAGCGTCGCCGGCGTCCTTAAGCGTGGTGGCGGACAGCGCTTGCTTGCTCGCCCATTCCGCTGACCAGTTGAGGGATTCCGGCAAAATCCCCTTCAGTAGCCATTGCCGTTCGACGAGCGGCTTCACAAACTGCGCCGTCACCCAGGCGGACTGCGCCTCCTTGCGGCTGTCGTATTGCTCTTTCTGTTCGTCCAGCACGTCCCGGTTCAAATCCTGGCCATAGCCCAGGAGCGACATGGGCACCGGCGCCGCCACCCACCAGGTGCGGATGTGGTGCAGCACGTCGTCAATCTCACTCAGGCGGGCGTCGCCCTGGATGCTCTGAATGTTCGTGCGCTTGTTGCTAAAGAAATCGGCGACGGCGGCGAAGGGATCGTTCAGCGCCGCTTTGTTGCGCGCCTGATAGGCTTGGATGTCGGCTTCGCTGGCGTCTTCCAGGCTATGCACGTACTTCATGCCGGCCCGCGTCTTGCGGCGGATGGCGATGTCCAGTTCACCTTCTTGCATGCGCTTATACGCCTTGCGTGCGCTGCCGAACAGCGGCCGGCCGTACCGGCTGTTGGCGCGCTTGCCACCGCGGGCGTGGATCAGTTGCCACTCGGCAAAGAACATGGCGTCAGCCGGCGGGTCAAGATTATAACCCCCGTTCCAATAGAGGTCGGTCCAGAAGAACGCGCGGCTGGGGTCAATAAAGCGGTCATACTCGTCCGTCCAGCGGTGGATCTCCAGAGTGGGCTTGCGCGTCACCTCCACAATGTCGCCTTGGCGGTTCGCCCCCAGCTCTAGGAAGGTGTCACCGTCGTTCAGGGTCTCGCGCACCCACTCCTCGATGTTCTCCCAGAAGCCGATGCGGTTCAACAGGTCGTTGGCTATCTGCTGCGCCTCTTTGGCGCGCCGGCCATCGACGCGCAGCTCGAAGCCGCCTTTGACCGAATCGGCGGCCAGGGTATCCACGACCCCTTGGGCGCGAGTGTCCTCGTCGTACATGCGCCGGCAATCCTCGACGAGTGGACGCCGGCCAGCTTCAGCAGCAAACTGTTGCACCAAAGCGGACGGACGCGGCGGGGGCACCACCAGCGTGACTGGCGTCGCCTGCTGTACTCTTGGTCGAAAGAGCGCCTGAAAGCGCTCGACAAGCCCGTTTACCCGTTGAAAAGCCACGTCATATCCTGAAAATAAAAAAAGGAGCCACAAGTAGAAACTACCTACTCATGGCTCCCTGCATGGGACAACCGAATATAATTGTTACTGCGCTCGCCTACGCCCCGCTCACCTCTGGCCTAAGCTTTGTCCTTAGTTCCACCAACCGCTCACGCAACGTAGTGTTGTCGCTGTCGGGCTGCTGGTTAATCTGCGCCTCGACCTGTTGAATCTCTTGCGCCAGTTTCACCCCAAGCGGTGTGAAGATAGCGGCAATATATTTATGCTTGCACTGCGGGCAGCGAAAAAAGCGTTCTTTGCCCCCGCCCCGCAGTGGCCGGTCCTTCACCTCAATTTGGAAGGTGTGGCCGCACTGGTCACAATGGACAGGCTTCATATCCGCTGCCGCTCCTCTAACGCTTGCCGATGCTTGCGCGCCGGCATGAGTTCGCCGGTCGTCTTGATCTCGTGCTTGATGTCGCCCCCGGCCCCACCGTGCAGGGTCAGGGTCCAGTTGGCTCCGCTATTGCGCAAGCGATTTAGGTTATTCAACAACCACTCGATCAGGACTTTGTTCTCTGCATCCATCTTACCACTATCCGAATAGGTTTTCAATAGCTTCGCGGCTTACAATTTGTGATTGGGTGGCAGCGGCGTCATGATTGTTGCGCTGCATCCGAATCAGGGCCTGGGTAAACGCATCGACATCGTCATCGTGCGCCAAGTTCGGAAACCCGGCGCAGCTCTCAATGAACTCATTGACCCAGGGGAATAGCCCTGGATGGGGCAGAAACACATTGCCGGCCTCGACTTCCGGCTGGACCGCATAAGCCCGGCTGATCTTGCCGCCTTCCGGTTCAACCGGAATCAAGCCGGTCACCTTATCCGTCAGCATACGAATCACCGCTGGGCCGTTCGCCTTATCTTCAATTTTTCGGTAAAGGCCAGAATCGCCTTGATGGTGGCCAAGACATCGGCGCGTTCTTTGTAGTAATCCAGCATATACTTGTTGGCCTTGAGCCTGGCTAACACCTGCCCCGCGACAAAGTCGCTAGTCCTGGTGTCTTTGAAGGTGCAGTCCCAGGATTGCACCATCTCATCAAAAGCGCTGGGCAGCTCGACCGCTTCAATCTCGACCAGTGAGCCATCGGCGAGCCGCACCTGCACGGGCGGCATCCTGATGCCGCGTGGCCGCCAGTAACGCCACCAGTGCTTCTTGAGAATGCCCCCTTCATCCGGCGATGGGCGCTGCTGTAACTGACCAGCCACACCATAGCTTGACAGCCCGCTTTTTAGTTCCTTCATCGCTGTCGGGTCGAAGCGATTCGGCCACAGCAGTTCGCCGGGTTGCGTACGCGGATCCCGCCAGCCAATGCTGGTCACCCGCGTAGACGCCTCGTATTCGGCCGGTAAACAGAGCAGCTCGTAGTGTTGCCCGCTGGCCCGCATCTTGTCCAGCAAATGGCCGGTCAAATCCTCCTGATGGAGGCGCTGCATCACGATGACCTTGGCGCCGGTCTGCGGATTATTCAGCCGCGTCGACATGGTGTTGTCCCACCAGTCGTTAGCCGTTTCCCGGATTGGCTTGCTGTGGGCGTCCAGGGCCTTGAGCGGATCGTCACAGACCACGAAATCGCCGCCTTCGCCTGTCCCCATGCCGCCGATGCCGGTGGCAATGCGGTAGCCCGTCTTATCGTTCTCGAACCTGGTCTT